TATCAGACTTCAGTTAGATACTGATTATGATATATGTCAAGAAGATACAACAGAGCTATTCAAACGACTAAAAGAGATTGAAAAATTCAAAGACCTTCCTGACTTAAAAGCTTTGATAGATCAAACAGAACAATATTTTAAAGATAGAGCTTTAGAAAAAGCTATCAACGAAAGTATTGAGATTATAGACAAGAATGGCAACAGAGGAGAAATAGAAACAAAGATAAAAGATGCACTGTCAATAGCATTTGTTACTAGACTTGGACATGATTATTGGAATGATGTTCACGAACGAATGTTATGGTATGAAAAAGAAGATCAGAAAATACCATTGAACGTTCATAAGATGAATGAAGCTATTGGTGGTGGTTTAGTTAGAAAAGCTATGTTCTGTTTTATGGCAAATACTAATGTGGGGAAATCTATCATTGGTAGTCACTGTGCTTCCTCTTTAGTTATGGAAGGACATAATGTTTTGCTTTGTTCAGGAGAAATGTCTGAACAAGAAATGTTGAAAAGACATGATGCAAATATTCTTGATATCAGTATTGATACTCTCGGTCCTTCTTTAGATAAAGCATTGTTCAAATCGAGATTCAAAACAGCTTGTGATAAACCTCATGGGATATTGATTGTAAAAGAATTTCCTACTGGAACTGCTAATGCAAATCATATAAAGAAATTGATACACGAAGCATGGACAAAAAAGAAGATTAAGTTTGATGTTGTAATTTTAGATGGTCTGAATAACTTTGCTTCATATAAAATTCCTGCTTCACAAACAGGAACATCCTTATATGTAAAATCCGTAGCAGAAGAAAATAGAGCATTATGTATGGAAGAAGATTTTGCATTATTGACATTTGCTCAATTCAACAGAGGAGCTAAAGGCAAACAAGATAAAGCAGACCTGGAAGATGTCGGGGAAGCATATGCTATATCTCAAACAGTAGACTTTGCTGGTTCTATGTTGCAGACAGACGAGTTAAGAGAACAAGGAAAATATCTGATAAAGAATTTGAAAACTAGATTCGGAAAAAATAAAGGAGTGATCTATACTATAGGTATAGACTATGACAAAATGAGACTAACTAATCTTGCAGAAAAAGATCAAGAAATTCCTATGCATATAAGAGATCAACTTGCTTATCAGAAACAACTGGAAGAGTTAAAAGAGGAATCAAATTTTCTGGAAGATGCTGATTATTCTGGAACATAAATAAAGAAAACAAAGGAGTTTCTATGAAAAGTATAAGAACAAAAACACATTTAGTAGAACGATTGAACGATCCTGCTTTAATCAAAGGTATTAAGCTGAACGAGTCTGAAGAGTTAAGAATACTCCTTCCTAATCGTAGTGTGCTTATCATCAAAGATGGATATGTAACAATAGGAAAATAAGGTAAAAATTTCTTTTTATATAAATAATACTATAGAACATATGAGTATAAGGAGAAATTGTGAAAATTGGAATAATCTATAAGTGTACAAATTTGACTAATGGAAAAATTTATATAGGCAAAACTATACATAAAAAGCCACGGATTTACTTTAAGATACATATCAATAATGCTTTACGCAATAGAGATAATAACAAAAGAATATTCTATAAAGCAATTAGAAAATATGGTGTAGAAAATTTTAAATTTGAAATAGTCGAAGAAGGAATATTAGAATCCCAACTTTCTATTAGAGAAATATATTATATAAACTATTATGATTCATATCATCATGGTTATAATATGACCGAAACATCTACTGGTGGCGATCAAGGTAATAAAAAAGGCCAAACTTGGAATGAAATGTATGGAATAGAACGAGCAACCGAAATTCGTATAAAACACCATAATACTAAAAAGACCAGAGATTATACAGAAGCAAATAAAGCACGAAGTAAATTTTCTAAAGGCAAAACCTATGAAGAAATATACGGAAAAGAAAACGCAGAATCATTAATAAAAACACGAACAGAAAGATCGTCATTGAAAGAATTTTGGCAAAATTCTTCCGAAGAAGTATTAAACAAAGCAAAATCTATTATAGGCAATGCTGTTAGTAAAAAAAGAAAAGGACATACATACGAAGAAATACATGGAGAAGAAAAAGCCAAACAACTTAAAAGTATAAAATGTTTATTGTTTTTGGGAAACAAAAATCCTAAAGCAAAATCATATAAACTAATCAACAAAGAAGGAACTGTATATTTTACTGATTGTCTAACAATATTTTGTAAAGAACATAACTTATCATATCAGATATTGTTGAAATTTGGGTTAAAAATATCAGGCCCAATATTAAACATTCGCACAAGAACAGAAATATCTACAAATACTTGCGGATGGCAAATCATCCCATTAACGAAAGAAGAAATAAATGATCCTAATTGACGAAAGCCATCTCTGGCACAGATCAGTACATCCAAATAAGAATATGATTTTAGAAAACATAAATTTTTGTGCTCATACTACACTGTCAATGATACTGAATGTATCAAAACAGTTTGGAGCATCAAGAAAAAATCCTCTAGTTATATCTGTCGATTCAAAACCTTCCTGGAGACATAAATATTACGAAACCTTTTCTGCTGATATTCCTGGATATGAAGGACTTGCATATAAAGGGCACAGAACAAAAGACCCTATGTTTGATTGGGAAGGAATGGATATCATTCATAAAGATATTCTGGAAGCTTTAAAACTGTACAGTGATTTCTATGTAATAGATGTAAAATATGTAGAAGCAGACGATGTTATAGCTGTACTGGCACAAGAAGTAATAGATGATCCTTATTATATAGTATCTTCCGATAAAGATTTCAAACAACTTCAACGACACAATGTTCATATCTTCGATCCTATCAAAGGAATATTTCTACCAGAGATTGATGTAGATCATTTCAAAAAGATTCACTTTATGGTAGGAGACAAATCAGATAATATTCTTGCCATAAAACCAAAGATTGCAGAAAAAACAGCAGAGAAACTTTATCCTGAATTAGAAACTCTATTAGCAACTATTCCTGAGATGAGAACGAAATACGAATTCAACAAGAAATTAATAGATTTCGATGAGATTCCATGCTACATTAGAGATAAGATCAAAAAAGAAACAGAAAAGCAAACACACTCTTTCGATGCTGCAAATTTGATGAAGATGTTTAGAAAGTATGAATTAGCAAATTTAACTGAAAGAATCTCAGAGTTTAAGTTGTATGATAAAGAAAGAACAACTCCTATGATTAGTCAAATCAAACAACAAAAATCTACTGAAAATTACATAGACGATTGCCTGGATGGTTTTTTTGTAGATGAATGAAAAAAGAATAGACTTATAAGAAAAGATATGAGATCATAAAAGTATAAAGGTACACATGAATATAGTTCAAGAATTAAAAACACAAATCGTAGACTTACAATTTCATCTTAAACGTATACAAGATGAGTGTTCGCATCCAGTAATAGCTTTAACTAAAACACACCATTCAGATACTGGCAATTGGTGTAGAAGTGATGATAGATATTGGACTACGTTTAACTGTGGACTTTGTGAAAAAACATGGAACGAAGAGGGAAGTAAATGATACTAACTAACTTAATCGATGATATAGAAAACAGAGCAGCAAGACTTCATTCTTATATCGAAGCAATTCTGGAATACAAAGAAGAAAAGAACATAGATGATTTTGAAGATATTACTGAACAACTCAATGCGTCTCTTATAGAAAAAGTAAAAATGGAATTCAAACTTAAGCATTATTTTCCAGAAGAAACTTTCTCCAATCCAGACGGATTTTTTGAAGAAGAACCTGAAGAAGAATAGATTTTTAAAAGTATAAATAATAGTATAGAAGTAATCGTTTAGATTGCTCAATCACGCTGCATTGGCAGCATCAAAAAGGAGTAACATTATGGGACAAAAATTTGCGTTTGATTACACACCCTCCAAAGAACAGATGGTAAAAGACGAAGAAAACAAGAACAAGTTCACCAAAGACGAAAGATTCTGGAAACCCACCAAAGACAAAGATGGTAATGCTTCTGCTGTAATTCGTTTCCTTCCTGACATGGAAGGTATTCCACTCATCAAA